TGCCCAGTTCATGACGAAGCAGTTCATCTTCGTGGCGGCTCCGAACTCGATCCTCGCCATGCACGCCACCGAGCGGAAGATGCAGACCATGCAGCAGGCCACCATGGGCTACGTGGATTTCTGGACCTTCCACGAGGTGATGGAAACCCCGAATGTGGGAGCGCCTCCCGCGATCCCGTTACCACCGCTCAGACCGGTGGATCCCCAGATCGTCATGGCGATGCAGATGCAGGCCCAGCAACAGTTGCTCCAAGGCCAGATGCCCTCGCCCTATGTAGACCCGACCAGCGGGAAACAGTACCTGCTGGATCCGTCAGGGCAGATCCTGGAGATCCGCATCCCCACCACCATCACCGAACGGTTACAGGCTCAGCAGATGTTGGGTATCGGTATGGTGGCGAATGCACAGGGCCGGAAGGCGACCAACGAGGCTCCCGCCCACAGTGAAACCAAGGGTGACAAACCCGGTGGCCGGCAGACCATCTCCACCTCCAAGAAATGACTCCGCCCCTCCTCGTCCTGATCGATCGGCTCGACCAACTCCTCGCGCCACCGCGCTCGGTGGAGTCTGACTTCTCGACCCTCCTCCAAGCCCTCCATGATCGCCGCTACACCGGCCCGATCACCCTCCACTTCCACAACGGAGAGGCCAAGATCGCCCAGTTCGATGCTCCGCAGATCAAGTTGACTCCCTAACCGCTTGACAACCTCAGCCTCCTCCCGCACACTAGCCGCTCAGTAGCCCACAGACGCGCCCGCAGACCATCGCGGTGCCACCGCCTCCGGCCCAGACGACCCCTACCGGTCTCTGGGCTGTTTGTGCGTACAGGGGCTGGAATTATGGATCATCCCGGTTTCAAAGCCGTCCAAGCGAAGATCGCCGCCAAGGAAGGGGTGTCGAAGGATCGCGCCGGAGCCATCCTCGCCAATTCCTCCCGGCATGCCTCGTCTGTGGCGAAGAAGCGGAATCCTCGGTTGCGGAAGGTTCACGGCCGCTGATGCCCAACGACATGACTGACCTCGGTCTAAACCTCGCCCTGAGCGATCCCTTCATGCGGATCGGCCAAGGCATCGCGAAGGTCGGCGAGGTCACCCAGAACGCGATCGACAGCGGCAAACAGCTGATCGCCTCGAAGATCCCCACGAGAAAATCTCCCGCCGCCAAGGACATCAACCTGCCGAACCGTGGCCGGGTGGATCCTCGTCTCCCGAAGCGGAAGGTGACCCGCTGATGCCTGCTGTCTCCAAGGCTCAACAGGCCGCGATGGCGATTGCCGAACACGATCCCGAGAAGCTCCAGTCGAAGAACAAGGGGCTGCTCAAGATGTCCCACACCCAACTCCACGATTTCGCGGCGACCAAGCGGAAGAATCTCCCCGCCCGGGCGTCGACAGGGAAACGCTGATGGGATCGAAAATAGCCTCCTGTTCCTCCATCGGCGCCGGTCCGATGCACGAGCACGACTACCAAGCCGAGGATGATCACCGCACGATGGGCCGCGCTGCCGAGATCCAAGCCGATCCCAAGCGCATGGCTGGCGTGCGGAAGCATCACAAGAAGGTGAAGCGAGCCGTGGGGATCATGTCCCGCACGATTCACGGAGGCAAACGCTGATGGGTCCCTCGATGGCCCCGCCGATGCCGCAGAGTTCCTCCGCCTTGGACGGACCTCCGCCATCCCCTCAGGCCAACGGCGCCGGTCCCACAGGATCTGCCACTCCGTTCAGTCTCGCCGCCCTGACCCCTCCAGCCGTCCCGAGCAATCAAATGCCTCCGGAGATGCTGACCGGGATCATGCAGTCGGCCCAGACGATCGCGCAGATGTTCGACAGTTATGCCCAAGCCACTCCCGATCTGGCAGCGGACTGGGCCCAGTTGAAGGATGGCCTCGCGGCTGTCCTCGCAAAACTTATGCAGGCAGGATCTGGCCCTGTGAGTCCAACCGCCACTGGCCCGGGTTTCCCCGGAGGTGGCATGGACCGAGGTATCGCCGGAGCTGGCGCCGTATAAGAGAAGGTTCTCATGGCTAAAGCACTCGACAGCGGCAAAGCATTTATTGAGGGAGTCCTCGCCAAGTTGCCAGAAAACTTGAGGGAGTCTGCTCGATCTGCGTTTACCGCCCCGGAGGCTGCCGACGCTCTCACCGCTGTGGGAGACGGTGTGCTCGCCCGGGCCGACTACAGCAAGATGATGGACGACCTCCGGGTGAAGGAGGAAACCCTGACCTCCGACTTCGACCGTCTCAACACCTGGTTCGAAACGATCAAACCGAAGGCAGAAGGCTACGACGCGCTGGCCGCTGAAGTGGCGCGGCTCAAGGGACAGCCTCCGACTGTCGTTCGGGATGACAAACCCGCTGGGATGACCGATGCCGACTTCGACAAGAAGATCGAGGAACGCGAGCGGGCGGCGGCGACCTACTTCAACACCACGAATGCGCTCAGCCTGAAGCATTTCCAGACCTTTGGTGATGTCCTCGATCTGAACGACCTCGTGGTCTTCGCCCAGAAGTCACGCCTCCCGATTCTCGACGCCTATCAGCAGAAGTTTGCCGAACCGCTGCAGAAGAAGGCCCAGGAACAGGAAGATCTGCGTATCAACAAACTCGTCGAGGCCAAGCTCGTGGAGGAGCGGAAGCGGTCGGGTGGGGATCAGCCCTTCCCCCTGAAAAACTCCTCGCCCTCGGTCCTCGACATTCTTGAACAACCCGATCGCAAGCCGACCGATCACACCGTCGACACTGCTGTAGCCGAGTACGATCGGCTGCAGTCGGCTCGCGGCTAGTGACCGTGGTGTTGGCATACAGGAGTCTCAATGGCGATTCAGCTCGATGATGTCAACACCGTCGTTACCAAGGAAATTGCGCCCGGCGTGGTCGACGGCTATTTCAAGGCCGGTCCCCTGATCGCGATGTGCAAGGCTCGCTTCACCCGGAAGTGGGTCGGCCCGACGATTCAGGAAAACTTCATGTACAAGCCGATGAAGGGCGGGGCCTACGGCAAGGGCGCCTCGTTCGACGTCACCCGTCGGCAGACCCGCACGGGCATGCTGTTCACCCCGAGGTACTACGAGGTGAACGTCACGGAGTTCCTGGAAGATCTCGAAGTCGAGATGGCGGGCCCGAGGGCAGCCTTCAGCGTGATCCGCACGGACATGGCGCAGGCCAGCTTGACCATGAGTGCGATCCTCGAAATCGCGGCCTTCCACCACGGTCAAGCCCTCGTGGGTGACAACCGCTCGCTCGATTTGAACGGCCTCGAGGAAGCCCTGAACGACGGGGTGAATGCCTCATGGGCCGGCAACCTGTTCCCCTCCTACGGTGGACAGACCCGCACCGACGTGTCGCCAGCCCTGACGCCTCCGCTGGGTCAGATCGCCACCCCGAACATCGCCGCCAGCCCCTACCTGGGGTCGATCTCCTACCGCATCCTGCGTCACTCCTACCTCTCGGCCTGCATCGGCAACGAGGCCCCCGGGGTTGGTCTGACCACTCGTCGAGCCATGGGGTTCATCAGCGAGAACTTCCTCCCCCATCAGGTCATCGACACGATGCAGCCGGAAATCGCGTGGCCCGGGATGAAGTTCGATCGCGCCACGATCATGATGTCCGACTACTGCCCGGGGCAGGACGGCACCAACGACGCGGATCTCGGCAACTACCTCGCGACCGCTGGCGAGACCTTCTGGTGGCTGAACTTCGGTCCTCAGGGTGACGACGCCTACATCCGCCTCTACATCGCGCAGTCGGCGAAGTTCGCGTTCGGCTTCACCGGCTTCAAAGGCGCTCGCGACGACAACCAGGTGTCGGGTCAGATTCTCTTCGGCGGCAACGGGCCACTGGTGAAAGCACTACGCCTGAGCCGTGTCATGCACGGGATTACTGCGTAATCAGACTGGAGCCTACGCTCCACTGGTTCAAACTTAGAGGAGTCTCTGATGCCGAACAATTGGGGGATGCAGCCAGTCTTTCTACAGTCTGGTGATCCCGAACAAGAAAACACCCCGACCCTCGCCTACCCGGGTCAGCTGGGCATGCGGTTCACCGTCATCCAGCCCACCCGCTCCGCACCGGGCGCGGAATCTGGTCGATCGAAGACCTACCAGATCGTCAAGACCGACTCCACCATGACGGTCGCCCCCTTCGTGGGAGCCGTGGCGTGGTGGTCGGACAAAACCGGCTACGTGGTGACCACAACCGTCACCACCCTCGGCCGAGGCCGTATCGCAGGCGTGTTCCAGAACGCGATCACCTCGGGCAACTACGGGTGCATCCAGACCGGTGGACCGGCCACGGTGAAGTTCATCGACGCGGTGACCGCAGCCCCCACCGTGGCGGGCCTGTTCGTCATTCCGTCGGCGACCAACGCCAAGGCCGACTGCCTCGCGGCTGCCTCGGCACCGACCTATCCACCGCTGGGCGTCTCGGCGGGTGTCTACGATGCCACGAACACCGTGGGCGTGGTCGACCTCGACGTCCCGCAAACCACCTAAGGAGGGCGTGAATGGCAACGCTCGACCGTAACGTCACCAAAGGTGGATTCGACAAGTCCGGCGCCTACGAGCGTCGGATCCTCGGCTACACCGGCCCCTCGTCCTATGCGACGGGGGGCGATTCGCTGACTCCAGAACAGTGCCAACTCGGCATGATTGCCGCGGTCCTTGGGCTGGTCATCTGGAACGGCACGAATCTCTACACCGGCTTCTGGAACTCGACGACCAAGAAGATCATCTGGCTGTCGGCCACCGCGACCGAAGTCACCAACGCGACGGATCTCTCGGCGTTCACGGGCCGGATCGAAGTCATCGGCAAGTAAATGGCGGCTGAGACCTTCGCGGACATCTGGCGGCGGGCACATCTGGAACTCCCAGCGGTGCCTCCGCTCCTTGTTCGATCATGGGCGCAGGAAGCCTTCACCCAGGTGTGTGATCACTGGGACTGGGCCTTCCTGCGTGGCGAAGGCACGATCAGTATTCAGGCCGCACGAACCGTGACCACGACCTTCACCCAAGGGTCGAAAGCGATCACCTCCACGGCAGGCTTCCTCTCCACGGATGCGGGGCGACAGATCCGGGTGACGCGCCTGCCGGTCTACACCATCGACACGGTGACGGACGCGAGCAACGCGGTCCTGTCTGAGGTCTACACGGAGGACTCAGGGGCTGCTTCAGCCACCATCCAAGACTGTTATGCGACCATGCCGGCCGACTTCCGGATGTTCCTCGTGGTCTTCGATCGCTACTACCAGAGAGTCATTCCGTTCTGGCTGACCCAGGATGACATCGCGACCTCCGATCCTGGTCACCTGATCAGTGACACAGGGCCACGCTACCTCGTAGCGCGTGCATACTCCACGGCCACCGCGACGGTGGGTCAGGTGCAGTATGAGTACTGGCCCGCTCCGACCTCCGTCAGAACCTACCCCTACCTCTACGTGAAGGGGGCACAGGTCCTGAACGATACCGATGTCCTCCCGGGAGTGTTTGCTCGTCGGGCGGATGTGTTCAAGACCTACATTCGCTACCAAGCGGCCCAGTGGCCGGGCACCACCGACCTGAAGAATCCGGCCTTCAGTCTCGCCGCCGCCCAGCTCCTCTCGCAGCAGTGGGAAGCGGCCAAGCAGCGACTGACGTTGATCGACGACAATGAATATCCGCAGCAGCTCAGCGTGGTCAACTGGGCCCGCCGTATCGGTGCGATTGCCCCGACCGCGTCCCTGCTGCGCCAAACCGACGCCACCGTGGCCGATTACATCTGAGGTGCTTCATGGCTGGTAGCTTCAACCCTCTCTGGCAGAATCCTCCGGTCCCGACACAGGACCTCGGTGGCGACTTGGTCACCGACCGTGGCGGCGATCCGCTGATCGACACAGGCGGCACCTCGGGCCTGATCGACTTCTGGACGAAGGAACAGATCGTGGAGGTGCCTCCCGACAAGGAAACCCCGAATCCCGTCAGTGGCCTGCCCACAACGCCGGCCCGGTGGGAACCGAGTGACAATCCTCCGCCGCCGCCGGATCTCACGGATCGCAACCCCGGCACGATCGATCAGAAGTAAATGGCTGCGCGATCCTTCAACCTGACGATCACGGCCGCGGCCCAGCAACTGTCCTCGGTGCTGAGTCCGAGCCAGCGGGGCGGTCCAGTCGATGAAGCCTACCGGCAGATCATCCTGACCACCGAGACCGACTGCTTCATCGGCTCCTCGAGCAGCCTGACGACCTCGGTCTACGGGTTCAAGCTGTTCGCGCAGACGGCCTCGATGGAACCGCTGTACATCGGCCCGTTCCCCGATGGCCCCGTGAAACTCTCGGACCTCTGGGTGATCGGCACCTCCGGAGTCCTCCACATCCTGGGTATACCATATTAGGAGACGTTGATGGCCGCATACGCTGTGAGAATGCAACGCACGGGCTCAACGACTCTCTCAGTAGGGTCTGTTGCTGCCGATGCGACTCGTCCCCGTCGAGGGAAGATCTACGACGTGGTGGTCGGCTCGGAAGGCACCGTCGCGGACAATCCCATGTTGTGGGTGTTCCAGCGATTCACGGCTGCCGGGACCTCGACTAGCGTCACCCCCCAGCCGCTGGATCCGGCTGACGCCGCCACCGAGTTCGATGCCGGGCAGAACCACACGATCGAACCGACCTACGTGGCGAACCAGATCCAGCTGACCATCCCCTTGAACCAACGCGCCACCTTCCGCTGGGCGGCTCGCGAGGGCAAGGAGATCGTCTACCCGGCCACCGCGAGCAACGGCATCGGAGTCGCCACGCCTACCACGGGTCTCGTGGCCATCACCGCTGAAGTCTACGTGGACGAGCAATAGGTTGTGCGATCCCCCCACGGGCTGGCGACCATCGTCGATCCCGATCGCCCGCTGTGGGAACGGGACACGATTTCCTGTGGCCACTGCGGGAAGGTCGTCTTCGTCAAACCGAACACCCTCTCGACGATCTACCTGATTCCTCATCGAGACGGGCGGTGGACGGAGGAAGACGGGGCGGGCTGTCATCTCTGTGGGCAGGCGATCTGCCTCCCCTGTTGTGATCTGGGGATCTGTACCCCACTCGAACGCCAGCTTGAACAGTGGGAGCGTCGATAATGCCCGCACGGCCGATTATCATCCTCCTGCAGCAATCGACGAGTCCTCCGGTCTATACGTATCTCCTGCGGGCGGATGTGGCGGTGGCGCGGCAGCCGTTGTATGCGAAGCCCGGGTATAAAAGCCCGTTTCAGCCGTTGGCCCCGGATACGGATCCTGATGCGTCCGCGCTCGTCAGTGGTGCGGTCGTTGAAATCACGTCCGTGCTGACGGGCGGCGGGGGGCAGACGCTGCCGCAGATTCAGGCGGAACTCGTGACCCGTCAGACGGACTATCAAGCGCAGATCACGGCACTCACCACGTGGAATCGCTACGGCACGTTCTATAACGGGACGGCGTGGACGCCGCAGGGAGTCTAAGTGGCGACCACGTTCAAGCCAAGCTACGCATCCGGTGCCGCGGTCACGATTACGCTGGCCTCGCTGGCAGAGTCCAACGACTGGACGGCCGGGCGCCAGTCAAGCGAGATCGATAACACGTCGAACCTCTACGACGATCTACTCGTCTCGGGGAAGATTACGACGGGCACCACGCCGACGGTCAGCACGCAGATCAATATCTATGTGGCCGCGTGGGACGCGCAAGCGAATGCCTATCCCGACGTGATTACCGGCGCGGGGGA